TGGCGATTTCTTTGCGAGGAGCGGCGCTTAACACCGCTCACAACTGTAAAATATGATCGCAACGGTCGACACATTTCGACATGGCAAAATAAAGATGGCGTGAAATTTTTTACCGGCGAGCCCGTCGTGCCAGACACCGTCGGAAGTAAGATGCTCGCATTCGCCTGCGACGCGGAACGGTAATTTACAAGCACGCCTGCGCAGCCTTAAGCGCCGCCGCATCGGCATCGAATTCGTCGAGCAGCTCCGCAATCGTGCGCTCGACCGGCTCGCCGTCGCCGCGATCGATCAGGAAACGCGGCTGCTCGGCATCCTCGGCCGCTTCGCGCAGCGCCAGCTTCGCATCATGCGCCAGGCTGTCCGCCTGCATTTTCGGCCCCGGGCTGTCGACCGTGTCGAACAACCGTTTCAGATCGTCGCCGAACGGCGGGTCGGCGCTGTCGATATCGCGGCGCGGCCATCCCCCGTCTATGGGGTCCGCGTCGCGCGCAGCGCTTGCCCCTGCCGATAGGCCGCCATCCGCTTCGCCACCATCGCCGCCGCGTCCGCCTCCATCAACAGCGCCACCATCGCCCGCGTTTTCGCCGGATCGCGCCACGCCGGCACCGGTTCGGATTTCTTCGACATTCCTGATCCTCCCATTGTCATCGAAGCCGTTCCTGATCGCCCGCTGCACCACGTCCTCGGCATCGCCGCGCGTCGCGGGCTGCAATTCGACCAACAGGTCGATCAGCGCCTTCTGCTCGCCCGGGTCGGCGCGCAGCCGCCCGACGATCGCCGCCTGTCCGGGATCGACCAGTTCATCGGCGACCATGCCGAACGCATCGTCGCCCAGTCGTGCCCGCCCGCCCGGGTGGGGGGCGGCGGCCGAGGTCGGCGGCACCAGCGCAGCGATCTGCTCGGCCGACAGGCCGCGCAGCACCCGCGCCGCCTCGGCCGCCGTCGCCGTACCCTCGCCGACATTCTTCAGCGCCGCCCATATCCGCACGCTCTCGGCGTCCCAGCCATCGGCGGCGCGCAGCACCAGTGCGTCGATCTCGCCGCCGCCCAATCGCTTCGCCAGCGCGACGCGCTGGTGACCATCGGCCACGACCAGACGTCCGTCCGGCGCTTCCCACAGCGTCACGCGGCCCGCCAGCGTGCGGTCCCATATCTCCGCCCCGCGCAGCGCCGGGGTAACTCCGTCGCCATCGGCGCCGCGCTTGAACTGCATGGCGGCCGCATCGACCGTCAGCTCGGCGGGATCGAACCGGCGATCGAACATCATGCTCATCTGCCCGTCGGCGCCCGTCATCGCGGCCGCTTCCTGTCGCAGCAGCAGGGCCTCGTCGCGCAGCAGCTGCGCGTCGCCGATGCCGTCGGCGTCGGCGCCGGCACCGCCGCGCCCCGCCGGCACGCTGGCGGCGCGGCCGCCGACCCGGCGGTGGATTTCCGCGATCGCTTCGCTCGCCGACTTGCCGCCGCCGAAATAGGCCGGATTGCCCCGGATGACCTCGGCCGACAATATGCGTGCCACCGGCGCGTCGGGCGCCGCCTGCAGCAGCCGCGGTCCGTCGCCACTGCCCAGGACGTGCATCACGTACATGTTGCCCGTGCTGCGCGGCAGCCCCGCCTCGCGCAGGATCCGGCTGTTGTCGGCGATCAGCGCATCCATCAGCCGTTCCTGCACGTCGACATCGAAGCGCTTGTTCGCCCAGGCCGCATCGGCGGCGGCCGCGCTGCCGCCATAGACGCGCCGATAATAGCTTTTGAACGTGCCCTCGACGAACTGGTAACGGCCGCTCGCCGACGATCCCATCGCATTGACCGCGCGGTCGTTGCCACCGCTCTCGGGCCCGCGGATCGCTCCCTTCAGCGCCTCGGGCTCGAAGCCGTCGGCCGCCGACGCCGCACCGGCGCCCGCGCCTGCGCCGTCGACAGTCCGCCCGGGCTCGCCGATCGCGCGCGAGGCGGCCGCGACATAGTCGGGCACGTCGGTGGTGCGCAGAACATCCTCCAGCGCCATCGACAGCCGATCGGCATAGGTGTCGCCCGATCCGGCGATATAGGGGTTGTTCGCGTCGACCTCGCCCTGCCGTTCGATCGCGGCCGACGCCGCGGCGATCGTCGGGTCGGCGCTGGCCCCGACCTGCCGCGACAGCGCCACCAGCTCGCCATCGTCGAGCGTCCCCAATATGTCGGCGATCACCTGACGCTCGAGCTGCGTCGGCGACACGATCTCGGCCGCCTCGAGCGCCTTGGCCAGGCGCTGCTCGAGCGGCGTCAGCTGGTCCCAGGCACGGCCGCCATATTTGCCCGCCGCAGCGATCAACCCGCCGAGCAGCGCGCCGCCGCCCGCGGCAAAGCCGACGCGCATCACCGCCTCGCCCGTGGTCAGCTCCTCGCCCAGCAATTCTCGGTTTTCCTCGACGACGGGCTGCGACAGCCATTCGACCAGGCCGTTGGCGATCGCGGTGCGTGCGCCGACCTGCAGGACCGTCTTGCCACCGCCGCCCAGCGGCAGGGTCAGGATGTTCCACGGATCCTCCATCGCCTTTGTCATGCCGCCGCCGAACATGCCCAGCATCGCGCCGGCGCCGTCCCCGCGCTCGATGACGTCGCGGGCCTTCGCCCGCTTCGCCTGCTCGCGCGCGATATAGGGCGACAGGATCAGCTCGCGGGTTGCGGGCAGGTCCGACAGAAAGTCGGGGCGCGCCTTGCGGATGCGCGCGACGTCGGCGACCAGCGCATCGGCGACCTGGTCGCGCGTGTAGATATTCTTGCCCTGATAGCCATAGGCGCTTTGGTAGCGCGAATTGCTGATCGGATAATTGTCCGGCACGTCGCCCCACGACGGCGGCAGGAAGCGCGGCAGGCCTTCCTGCGCGCGCACCGCGTTCACCGCCGCGATCGTCGCGCCAAAGGCTTCATCGTACAGCCGGTTCTGATAATCGGTATTGTCGGCATCCTGCAGGTCGCGCCCCGCCCAATAATTCTCGGCAAGGCCGGTCGGCGCGCCGCTGTCGCCGCGCACCGGCGCAAGCTCGATTTCCTCGCCATCATAGGCGGCGAAGGGACTGCTCGCCACTATCAGACCCCCGACGCGCGCGGCGCGGGCCCGGTTGAGGGCTTGCGCGCCGGCTGCGGCGGCCCGCGGTATACCGGCGCGTTGTGGCGGCCGATTTCCGGTTTCGCCTTCGGCGCCGCCGGCTTGACCTTGCTCATATCGACCTCGAGCGGCGATCGGCCATCCTCGATCACGACATATTCGCCGCGGCCGCTCACGAAGCGATATTTGCCGTTCGGCTGCATCACCGGCGTAAAGCGGCTGCGGAACTCCGTTGCCGGGATCTTGCTCTTGTCGGCTCGATGCGCGCGCTGCGGATTGAAACCGGCGAGGCGCGCGTCGAAGGCGCTTTGCGACATGTTGGGCGGCAACATGATCTTCGTCCCGTTCCACTCGCCGATCCCGCCCAGGCGGCCGTTGACGGTCCCGCCGAGCGCTTCGCGCACGGCACCGCGGAACAGCACCAGGTCGAACTCATCCTTGCCCGCGCGCGATGCCGCCTGGCGATAGATTTCGATCGCCGACAGATAGGCCGCCTCGCGCGAGGCGGCGGGCATCCGCGCCATGGCCGTGCCGGTGATGTCGCGCCAGGCCTGCTGCGCGTCCTTCGCCGGAACGGTAAATTCCTTGCGTAGATCCTTGCCGCGAAAAATCGCCTGCTGGACGTCGGGGCGAAGGCCCATCGCATAAGCGAACAGGCTATCCCCCGGCGCCACCTGCTGCGCGGCCGCCTTCGCCGCGACGGGGCCCAGCGGCCGCAACTGGCGCGCGATCGCCAGCTGGCCCGACGGCGTGCCCGCATTGGCAGCGAGCTGATCGGCTTCCTCGTCCGACAGATATTTCGGGGGGACGCCCAGCGCCTTGCCCGTCGCCTCGGCCGCCTGCCGGCGCGCCACGATCGATTTCGGATCCGACCAGTCGATCGGCTGCACCGATATGCCCATGGCGGCGCCGGCGGCGAGAGGATCGTTCTTCACCTGGCTGGTGCGCTCGGTCAGCAGCTTGTCGAGCGCCCCGCGCTCCGCGACCAGCGTCGGCGGAGCCTTGTCGCCCTTCGCCTGCAGCTCGGCGTCGATGACCTTGATCCGCGCATCGATCTGCGCCGGCGTCGCGCCGGCATATTCCTTGTTGACCTGTTTGCCGACGAACGCGTCGTTCAGGTCGCGTACGCGCTTGTCGAGGCCGTTCCCCTGGGCGAGCTCCATCGCCGCCGCATATTCGTCGTCGCTGACCGGATAACCGCGATTGATGCGGTCGAGCACGTCGTCGACCTTTTCGACGGCCTCGGCCTTCGCCGCGCGCGCGGCGGCGTCGGCCTCAATCTGCTTGCGGCGGATATCGCTGTCGGCCTCGTTATCGACGAACGCCATCTGTTCGGTGCTCAGCAGCATGTCGAAGCCGTGCGTCGCGATCGCCCCCTTGCGCACCTCGGGTTCTTGACCCTGCAGCCAGCGCACCGTCGCCTTTTGCGCAGCGCCGCGGCGCCACTCGGCAAGCGCGTCCGCGGGCACGCCCGTCGGCGCTTCCATCGTCTCGATGTCCTTGATCGCCTCGCTATACTCGGCGAGCGGTCGGCCATAGAGCTGGTTCGCGATGATATCGCTGGTCTGGTCGAGCTGCTGCAGCATCAGCTTGACCGTGGATCCGCGCTCGAACGCGTCGGCCGCGACGTCGCGATTGCCCTGCCAGTCGGCCAGCCGCTGCGCATAGGCCTGGCGAAGCCCCTCGTGCCCGATCGTCGACAGGAACTGCTCGCCCTGCTTTTTCGCCAGCTCGGCCATCGCCTGGGTGTGGCCCGCGGCGCCGGGCGCGGCGTTCACCCGCGCTTCGTTCTCCGCGACGCCATAATCGCGCTGAAGCTGCGCATAGGCCAGCATCGCCGCCGTCGTCTGACGATCATATTCGCGCTGGGTTTCCAGCCTGCGATTGTCGATCGCGATCTGACCGGCGACACGGCCGCCCTGCACGATCGCGTCGCCGACGCCGGCGCCAAAGTCCTCGGGCCGCGCAAAGGCCAGCGCTTGGCTGGTGCGCTGCGGCACGACCTCGCGCCCATAGCCGCCGAACTGGGGATCAGCCATTGCCACCCCCCGTCGGATAGCCGCCGATTTGCCCGGCATTGGCATAGTCGGCCTTGTAGCCCGATATCGTGCCCGCCGCGCCGATCAGCGTGCCGACGGCGTCGAATATCCCCGCGCGCTTCACCTGCCGCGCCTGCGCCGTCAGCCCGCGCGCGCGGCCCTCGGCGGTACGCCGCGCCGTCATCACGTCGAGCTCGCGATTGATCAGGCTCTCCTCGATCGCCGTCAGCGCCGACCCGGTGCCCGGCATGAACCCGCCCTCGGCCGCGCGCAACAGCTGGCGCCCCATCGCGTCGCGCGCCGTCGACCGGATGCGCTCGACCTCGGCGACGCCCAGGCTGCGTTCCTCGGTCGCCTGCGCGCGCAGCACGTCGGCATTATGGTCGGCCGCCTGCAGCCCGCCGACCGTCTTCACCAGCGTCCCCGCGATCATCAATGGTATGGCCGCCTGCGCCATCAGCTCACCCTCTCGTACAGCCAATAATCCTCGGACAGCGGGCCCCACGCGCGCAGCGGCTCGCCGTGCCGCCTGAACCCCACATATTCCAGCCAACGGGCCTCGGCGGGCCAGTCGACGCGGCACAGCGCCTCGATCCGGCGCCAGGGCCCCTCGGCGACGCGCGATCGCATGAAGCGGCCGACCGCGGCCTGCGCCCGGATGCTGGTCGCGAACTCGCGCGAAAACAGCGCCCATGCCGTCGCCTGCACCCCGGCGAAGACTTCGCCGAACCCCGCGCAGCACAGGATCGCGCCGTCGGCGCCGACCGCCGACCAGGCGGGCCCCATCGCCATCAGCTCGGTCCCGTGCGCGATATTGCGCACCGGCTCGTAAATGCCGAACTGGCCGTCGACATTGGGCTGGCGGTCGAGCGCCAGCACGTCGAGCGGCATCAGCGGGCGGATGGCGATGGTCACGTTTCACCTATGTTGAGCTGCTGCACGATCGCGGGCAGGATCCACGGGAAAGGCGAACGGTCCTCGAGCGTCACCTGCCCGTGGCGATTGTTGCCGCCGCCGACCGCCTTGGCATCGGTCCAGTCCGAAAACAGCGCCGGGCCGCTGCCCATCGGCGTCGCGGGGTCGCGGTTCACCAGCCGGTCGAGCTTGCCGCCCCGGTCGCCGGCGCGCACGCCGAAACTGTCGATCAGGCTGGCGACCATTTTCACCACCCGCTTGATGCGCGCGATCGTCGTTCCATCAGGCCGCGGCACATCGGGGCGCAACGTCGTGCACCGTGCGGTATAGAGCCGCCCGATCGTCACCCGGCTGCGCGCCTTGGGCAGCGTGATCGTCCCGTCGACCGCGACCGTCATCACCGGCAATTCGGCGCCATCGGCCAGGATGCCGACTTCCAGCCCGGCCAGGTGGTCGAGCCCCGAAAAGACCGTCGCCGGCGCGCCGTCATAGGACAGCGCGCTATCCAGGTGGCAGCCGTCGTCGGCGGTCATGCCGGCGTCCTCGTCCCACCAGTCGGCGAGCTGCTCGTGCGATTTTTCGCCGTCGCGGTCGACCAGCAGCCAGGTGTCGTCGCGCGTGCCGTCGGGCGAGGGGACGGTGACCATGCTCAGGATCGTGGCGCCCTCGATGTCGATCGTCCGGCACCAGCCCTTGGTATCCTGCTGGGGATTATAGGGGTGCGAATTCGCGATCCCCTCGCCGGTGAGCATCCATAGCAGCTCCTCGGTCTCGGCCTGATAGCTCAGCTGGCGGACGCCGCCCTGCGTCATCTGCCGCGCCCACAGCGTCATATTGTCGGCGATATAGCGATCCTGCGCAAAGTCGTAGGTCGCGGCGCGCAGCTTGCGGCCCCCGCGCTGCGCAAAGATCAGCTCGGCCGCGGTCGCCACCGGCTCGACCGCCTTCGATCCGTGGCGGCTCTGCGGCACCACCTGCAGATTGTCGGCGGTAATCGCCTCGGCGGGGTTGATCGGCCCGATCGCGAACTCGCCCGACGCGGTGCCGATGATCATCGACTGGCGATCGGCGCGCACCCACAAGGGGCGGTCGGGAATATCCATGCGGCGGCGGATCGCCTGGTCGGGCGCCGGCGCCCCGCTCGCGTCGAATTCGCTGAAATCGCGGTACGATCCGGCGACGCTGCCGGCGAGCTCGAAATCGCGGATCAGCCACAGGCGGCCGCGCCACAGGCAGACAAGCTGCGGATGCCCCGCCGCGGCCGAGAACAGGCTGTTCGCCCAGCGATAGGACGGCGACACCGCCAGGGTCAGCGGGATCGCCCGCTCGACGACGCCGGTCAGCGTGTCGGTGTCGGTGAAGCCGGTGATGCGGATGATCCCGTATCGATCGTGAACATAGCGCCATTGCACGCCATAGGGGCCCTTGGCGTTGATGTCGGTGCCGACATTGTCGCCGTCCCACTGGTCGCCGCGCAGGTGGAACGGCGCCTCGGTCCCGGTGCGACCGCTGGTCAGCGCCTCATAGACGCGGCCCTCGCTGCGACGCAGCACCCCCGGGGTGATGCCGTCTACCCCGGTCTGCCAGGCCATGGTGTCGGCGAAGTCCTCGGCCTCGACCAGCATATGGCCGCCGACCTGCCCCGCGGTGAAGCGCGCGGTGTTCGCCTGGATCGTGACATTGCCGCCGACGTCGAACGTGCCCGACACCGATATCGTCAGGCTTTCGTCGCTGTTGATGTCGCCGAACGGCCCGCCCTTCAGCTGCTCGGCCCCATAGCTGAAGGCATCGGCCGCGGTGCGGCGAAGCGATGCGAAGGCATGGCTGCCGTGCGCCAGATACTGGACGTCGAACGATTGCTGCCGCGACACATAGGGCGCCTCGGCGGCGGTATAGGGCACCACCACCTCGACGGGTACCGCCGCGACCTCGAGCAGCGCATTATTCGTCAGGAAGCGCAGCTTCCCCTCGCTCCACTCGACGACATAGGCCTGCGTCGCGTTGAAGATGAAGGGCGTATACCAGGCGGCGGTCGCCAGCGCCGCGGCGCGGTACCGCGTGCCGCCGCGCTTCACCAGCGCGCCCTCGACCGACGCGGCCATGTTGAGGATCTCGGCGGCGCCGATATTGTAGATCGCCAGGTCGGGCCGCGATTGCAGCCGGCGCGACAGCGCGCCGCCGTTCCAGCTCGACTGCAGTCGCCAGAAAGTTGCCATCAGCCGCTATAGGCGCCGGGGTAGCTCGGGCCTCCCTCGTACCGCGCGGTTACCCAGCTGCTGTCGAGCAGGTCGACGGGGGGATTTTCGCGGCCGTCTACGCCGGTCGCCTCGCGGATCGCCAGGCCATAGGCCTGCCAGCAATCGCTGCGGCGGCCGCGATCGCCGGTCAGCCGATCGGCAATCTGCCACGCCAGGCGGCATGCGAACGCCTCGACGAACAGCGCATCCCAGTCGCCCGTCGCCTCGATCCGCGCGACATAGCGCAGGTTGATCGGCCCCGGCGCATCGGCGAGCAGCCGGCGGCTGCCTTCCAGCGACCATTTGCGGACGATATCGATTTCCAGCGCATCGATGTCGAGGCGCAGGAAGTCGGACGGCAGCTGATACTGATAGGCAAAGCCATAGGCGGGGGCATCGGACAGGCGCGGCAACTGGACGCGCTTCATCGCAAAATTCCACAGATGCGCGCGCAGCACGGTGTCGCGGACCGCGTTCCAGACCGCGCGGATCGATCGCGCCGGCTTGGTGTCGTCGAGGGGGTCGATCAGCTGATCGTCCTCGCCCAGCTTCGACAGCGCCAGATTGGAAATTTCGACGCGGTCCATGCCCGCCCCCATCAAAACAGGTCACCTCGCCGGCGAAGCCGGGGCGGCTCGAGGTGAGAGAGCCGCCCCGGACGCGCCCGGGGTGTCAGGCGGCGTCGGAGTAGAAGATATCGACGACCAGGAAGTTCGCGCTGTCGGGCGCGGCCGCCGCGGCGATCGTCGCGATGATCGTCTTTTCCGTCGTGAACGGATCCGCCGCCACCGCGTCGGCGACGCCGAACAGCGTGGGCGTCGTCGCCGTGTGCACCGCCGCCGCCCGGAAAGCACCGGTCGCGCCGGCATAGCCGATCGCCAGCGTTGCCGTCGCGCCAAAGGTCGCCTTGGCGGTGATCATGCCATAGGCAAAGCTGGCGCCGGGCGGCAGGCGGCCCAGCGTGACCGTGTCGCCGTCGGCCTGCCCGTCATAGGGGATCGTCGCGCGCAGCCGCTTCAGCTTCGCCTGATAGACGCGGCCATCGGCCTTGGAAAACGCCGTGCCGCCGATCGGGGCCGCGGTTTCGAGCGAGTAATGATTAGCCATCGAATTATCCTTTCAAAGATTGGCGGGATGGGGCGCCGCCGCCGTGCGGCGCCCCGCCCTGGGTGGGGCCAGGGCTATGCCTCGAGGCACTCGACGTAGCCGACCTTGCCCTCTTCGCTGCGGCTCGCCGCCACCTGGCGACGCGCATAGACCTGCGCGGAAAAGTGCTTGGTCGGCAGCTGGTCGACGCTGGTGAACATGCGCTCCCAGAAGGCCGCCATGATCCCCGACTTGGTGTAGAAGGGGTTCTTGCGGTACCCGCCGCCGGTGACCGTCAGCGCAGCGGCGTCCTTCAGGCGCGTATTGCCGAGCTCGATGTGGGCAAAATTGAAGCCGAACAGCTTGCGCACCATGCCGTTGGTGATTTCGGCGCCGGTCGCGCCGTAATCCTTGTTGACCGTCTCGATCTGGCCCAGCAGGTCGCTGTTCTGCTTCGCGGTGATCGCCATCCACAGCTCCTCGCTGTCGAGGTCGACGTCGTTCGCGCGCAGGATTTCGTTCGCCGCGTTGAGCTTCTTGATCGTCAGGCCGACGTTGCCGCCGCCGCCCTCGTTGACCGGTACGACATTGCCGCTGTCGAACGGCGTCAGGATCGTGCCCTTCAGCCCGGTCTGCGCGGTGCCGAAAATGCCGCGGATGATCGCCGCGTCGGTACCGCGCGCGATCGCGGCGGCGCCGGCGGTCGAATAGATGCCCTCGAGCTCGATGCCGGAGGCCAGCTTGTCCTCCTTGTCGATCAGGTCGGCATAGACGATCGGATCGGGCATCGCGAGCCAGCGGCCGTCATGCGGCGTGTCGACATATTGCGTGTCGGCGTGGCGGGCGGTCTTTTCGTAATAATCGGCCTCGCCGATAAGGTCGGACAGCTTCATCAGCTCGCCCTTGCCGTCGAGGTCGGTGACCGTCTTCAGCAGACGGCTGTCCTTCTGCTGCAGCGCGAGCTTGAGATTTTCCTGATAGGTGGTGCGGTGGGTCTGGGTAACGAACTGGGACATGGGAACCTCCGAAAATTGCATGAATTTTGCGAAGGGCTTGTCAGCTTGGGGCCGGGCCTTTCTGGCGGGTGACGTCCCGCTCGACGGGGCCCATACTCATGCCCCTTAGTCCGGGCCGGGCGGCGCACTGGCGGCGCGGCTTGTCAGACAGGGGCGGCATAACCGAGCAGGCCGCCCCTGCTCCAAATAGTCCTATCCCGCCGCTTCGCGCTTGCGCGTCTCGTGGGCCGCCACGACGGCGATCAGATGCTTGCGGCGCGCGGCAGTCGCAGGGTCGGTCTTCAGCTTTTCGGCATAGCCCGGCTGTTTGCTGAGCGTGTCGAGCTCGGCCTGCGCTTCCTCGGCCGACATGCTGAAGCGCGGATGCCCGCCGGCGTCGAGCAGGATGTCCTCGCCCATGCCGTGGCCCAGCTTGGCGAACAGCGCGAGCGTCTCTTTGGTGCCCAACCCCTGCTCGATCTTGGCGATCGCGGCGCCGTCGATGCCCAGCATCTTCATCGCCTTGTTGCCCGCGGCGATGTTGACGTTGAACTTGTCGCCGACCTCGGTGCGATAATCGGCGACGCCCTGCTCGCGCAGCTGCTGCTCCGCCGTCTCGGCATTCTGGGCGAGCTCGCGGATATGGGCATTGAATGCCTCGGCCATCGGCGCGAACATCGCCGCGGGCACACCGGCCTTGAACGCCGCTTCGCGCACGACCTTCGACAGGCCTTCGTCCAGCTCCTCGCCCTCGGGCAGCTTGATCTCGTACCCGTCGGCATTCTCGGGGCGCCCGATCGCCTTGTGAAAGGCCTCGATCACCTCCGGGCCGTCGCCGTCCTTGGGCAGCACGATCTTGTCGCCGGCGAGGAACTTCGCCTCGAGCTCGCGCGCGCTGGCCGCCATCGCGTCGGGATCTTTCCACCCCTTCGCCTTGACCCAGTCGCGAAGCGGGGTCTGGCCCTCGCCGCCCGCCTTGTCGCTGAAGATATCCGACCAGGCCGCACCGCCGCCGTCCTGCTGACCGCCGTCGCCGCCCGCGCCGCCAGAACCGTCGCCACCGGTGCCGCCGGCGCCTGCAGCGCCGCCGTCGCCGGCGAGCAGCCCCGCGGCACCGCCCTGACCACCGGCGCCCGCGGCGCCCTCGCCTTCACCGGCGGCCGCTGCCGCCCCCGTGCCATCACTCATCGCTCACCTCCACAAATGGGGCCAGATCTTCGCCCCGCATTCCGATCATCGTCAGGATCCGCAACGCGACCTCGCGCCGCCCCTCGAGCAGCGCGTGGATCCGCGGGTCCGCGTCGAATGTCGACCGATCGACCCGGCAAAAGCGCCGCAGGTCCGCCAGCACCTTGCGCGCCGAGACGCTGGGCGTGCCGTCATTGTCCAGGAAAACGCGCTGATAATGCATCGCGCGGCGCGCATTCAGCGCCTTGGTCATCAGCTCGACCATGTCGGGTGCCTCGGCGTCAAACGGCAAGCGCCGTCTCCTCGCCGCGCGCGGCCGACAGATCCTTCACCGCGCCGGCGCCGAGCGCCAGCTGCTTCAGCGTGTTCTCGGCCGCCTGCTGCTGCGCGCGGGCTTCGCCCTTTGCCGTCACTTCGTCGGGCGTAGACAGATACGACTGGCGGATCGCGAGCGACTTGGCGAGCTCGCGCGGCGCGCGCTGCCAGTCGATGACGTCGTAGACCTCGGGCCCAATGATCGACGCCGCCGGCGTCAGCATCTCGACATAGCGGCCGAACCCGATCGCTTCCTCGGCCTTCGCCGCGCGCGACAGCGGGTTGTCATAGATGATCTTGACCCCCGCGCCTTCCTCGAAGAACTCGGGCGGCGGCGGCGGGATCGTCCCGTTATCGAGCAGGATTTCCAGCTCGCGCTCGACCATCACCGACAACCATTCATTCTCCGCCCGGCTCGCCATCGGAGCCAGCAGCATGCCCTGCATGCGGGTGATTTCCAGCACCTCGGTTGCGGTCATCCGGTCCTTCCGCTCGAGCACCAGCGACCAGACCTTTTCCAAAAAGGCATCGCGGATCGGTTCGCGCTCGTTGTTGAGCAGCTCCATGCCGATCGGCAGGTTGCCGCCGGTCTGCATTGGCACCACCATCGGGTTGCCGTTGAAGTCCAGGCCGCCGACGTTGATCCCGCCGGGCTTGGTCTGGATGCGCGACAACACGCCGTCCTCGGGGGTCAGCAGCGGCGGATCGACCGCCTTGTGCCCGGCGCGCAGCAGCGTCTTCGCCATTTCGTTGACGGTGCGGATCGACCCCAGCACCTGCATCGCCGGCGATCGGCCGTAGCGTTCGCGCGGCCCGGTGACATAGCGCGAGAACGCGACGGGCATGCTGTTATAGCCGCCCTCGCGGATCGTCGCCTTGTCCTCGATGCAGATATAGCGGCTTTCGTACCGCATGCGGCGAAAGTCCAGGCGCGACGGGTCGCGATCACCGCGCGGGCGGATCACATGCAGGAAAGTGAATTTCTGCTCGAACTTGCGATCGCCGATCGCCTTGGCGAGCAGCGGCGTCAGCCGTTCGTCGCCGAACATCTGGCGCGTATGGCGCGCGGTGCGCTCAAACTTGCGGTGCACCGTGTCGATGCGCCCCGTATAGTCTTCGTCGACAAAGACTTCGGCCATGTGAAGCGTCTTGTAGAACAAGCCGAAACCCGGGCGATCGTCGACCCAGAAGGGGCCATTGCCATAGCTGCCGATCGAGCGGACGTTCATGCCCGCCTCGGGATCGAAGCCCGCACGCGGCGCATAGCGCGCCGCGAACAGCCGATCGTTCGCCAGCTCCGACCAACGCTGGAACGCGACCAGATCGTTGAGCGCGGCCGACGTCGACATCAGGAAATGATATCGCTCGCCGCGCGGGATGATCATCCCGGTATAGGCGGCCTGAAAACGATCTAGGCCCAGCGACGCGGTATGGTCGAAAATCGCGAGCCCCCGGACATTGCCGGGGGAGCGCGCATTGAAACCGCCGTCGCCGAGCGGGTTGACCCGTTCGTCGACTTCCCGCCAGCTCGGCTCCCAGGGCGCGCGTTCCTGCTCGAACTCGGCCTGCCGCTGCAGGATTTCATCGACGATCTGGCTGTCTTCCACGCCCGGCGTCTCCCGCGATCAGCCGAAAGCCAGCTGGCCGACCCGGAACTGCAGCTGGTTGCCCGGCGACAATGCGGTCGGGGCGCCCAGCTCGACGACGTCGATCGGTTTGTTGCCCTGGAACAGCCAGACGTGCGTGACCTGCGTCGTGCGCGGCAGGCCGTGCGTATCGTGCACGACATTGCTCGACACCTGCCACTTGCCGCCGCGGCGCGTGCCGCTGAGTTCGAGCGTTACCGGCACCGGGGCGATCGCCTTGATCGGGCCGCGGTCGGTGCCCAGCTGCACCGACAGGTCGCCGGCTTCCTTGGTGACCGCCGCCTCGACCGTATCGGCCGCCTTTTCCTTGATCGCCGCGATGATATCGACCGACTTGCGATCGGGGGAGGGACGCTGGCGCCGCGGCTTGGCGGCGGCCGACTTTTCCGCCTGCGCCTTGGTGCTCGCGCTCGCGAACCCTTCGCGCTTCGCGGCGGCATCGGCGGCACCGCTGTCTTTCGCCGGCGGCGTCGCCGGCTTGGTCGCTTCCGTCATTTTCGGGCTCCTTACTGGCCGACCAGGGATTTGACGCCTGCGGCCGCGGCCTCGGCCCCGCCTGCGCCGGTCAGGATGTCGGCGGCACCGCCGCGACGCTTGCGCAGCGGATCGTCCTTCAGCGCCGCGCGCACATAATCGTCGCGCGTCGGCGCCGGCGTCGGCGCGGGCAGCTTGGGCTTCTTGCCCAGGCCGACCACGGCCGCGACAGGGGAAAGCAGGAATTTGGCGACCTTGCTCATGATCAGGCTCCACCGAAAGGGTCGTATTCGGCGTCGACCGTTACGACGGCGGGGCGGCCCTGCTCCAAATAGTTCCGGCCAGAGCTGCCGAGCATCCGCCCCTCGCCGCCGGCGACCATCAGATATTGCAGCGCGTCGTGGACGTGGCTGAACTGGTTCTTCAGCGGCTTGTTCTCATATCGACCATCGCCGCCGGCGACCGCGGTGCGCCGGAATTTATACCCGCTGTTGAAGCCGCGGCGCAGGATCTTGCATGACGGGCTGATCATCAGCGCCGGGCGGCCGCCCTCGATCATCCGCTGCAGCGGCCGTCGCACCGCCTCGAGGCGGATCGTCAGATCGTTGTTCGGTACCGGCGCCGGGCGGATCTTCAGCTTGGAAACCTTCGCCGCGGTCTGCAGCCAGCTCAATTCGTTGCCGCTGCCGTCGGTGCCCTTCGCGGCCGCGGGATCGACCGCCGCATATTCGACCGCGAAACCCGGGAAGCGGCTCGCCAGCAGGTCCGCCAGCGCCTCGCCGAACGCCGTGGGCCCGACACTCGCCAGCTGCTCATCCTCCTCGAGGAAGGTGGCGAGCTCGGCCAGCACGAAGGTCTGGCCCAGGCTGTTGCGCTGTCCGATCACCGCGGCGGGCGTCAGGCCCGCATCCATGCCGATCCGCAGCGGCAGCCCCTTGATCGGCTGCAGGTCCTCGGCCGCGACATGGCGATCGTTGCTGAATTCGGGATAGACCGGCATGCCGTCGCGCACCGCGCCGAACTTGTTGTCGATCATGCGCCGTTTCTTGTCCGGCGACATCAGCGCGGCCTGTTTCAGGTAATAGGCGCGGCCGCCGGGCAGGTTGGCGAGATTTTCCGCCTGCGGCTCGAGGCCGCCGGGCTGCTCGAAAAAATCGATCAGCTTGCGGTCGCCGCCGGCCTCGGCCGCGATGATCGCCGCCAGCTCGGGGTCGATATCCTTGTCGACGAACAGCGAATAGACGTGGTTATCCTCGTCGGGCGCGTTGAAGTCGCCGAAGATCTGCGCCAGCGCGCAGCCGCCCTCGAACGCCGCCGGGTACCGCCCGATGCGCCCGACGCCATATTCCAGGATGTCGGGGGGCAGCAGATCCCATTCGTTCGGCCACAGCGCGGTGAGCTCGAAGCCGCGCAGCACGTCCTCGACGCTATGGTCGCCGATCGCGACGAAGATCATCTCCATGTCGATCTGGTGAAAGCCGCGCGTGCCCGGGCGGCCGACGTTGATCGTGAACTTGTGCGTTCGCGGCGCTTCGCCGGACCATTTGCCGATTTCCTTGGGCACCCACTGATGCCAGGTCTTGATCAGCGTGCGGTCGAGATTGGGGTAGGTGTCGCGCACCGCGGCGATGCGGCACCGCTTCACGAAGCATTTGCGAGCCTCGTCCCACACCGCATTTTGCGCATGCGCGATGCGAAAACATTTCGCGATCCCTGCAACCGTCTTGCCACCGCCGACCGGACCCATTAGGCCGACGATCAACGCCAGGCTCGAGATGAAGGCTGATGCCTTCGGCCCGACTGGCTTCATCTGCCTGATCGACGCGCTCACCACCCCGACCCCTGCAGGTTGGCCGAAAATTCGCGCGAAAAATTTCCCGCACCCCTACCCCGTACGGCCGCGCGACACTTCGCTCGGGCAATCAGGTGCGCAGGGGCGCGATCGCGGCGCGGTGCGGCGGGGCTGCGCCGGAAAATGCGGGACGTCTGGCGCGCCACCCCCGGAGCGAGCGGCGGAGCGCCGCTGGGGGGGGCCGGGGGGGTCGGTGCCGATCGGCGCGGTGCGAAGGCCCCCCGGGGTCGCGGTGCATGCAGGTGCGAAACCTGACGGGCGAGCGCGATTTTCGGCTCTATCTCAATGCTTTGTGCGAGGCGTTCCGACTTTGTCATTCCGACTGGCTTGCACCGCCATCGGCTAAGTCGCTGATTTCCGCCACTTCCGACCCATCGGCGAAGGACAGGCCCGCGAGCATGTCCTCGCCGCCCTCGCTCACCAGCTCGCCGCCGTCGATCGGTGCGCCGCCCTCGCCGAACACGATCGTCACGTCGCCCTGGTGACGCACGTCGACCGCCACCGGCATCTTCGAGGCGAAGTAGGGCAGCAGATTGTCGTCGCACGCGATCTGCAGCCGCGCGGCCTCGAGCTTCGAGCAGCCGAGCTCGGCCGCCAGCTGCTCCACGGGCCGTGCCAGCATGCGCATCTGCGTCACCCCCGGCTGCGGCCCGAACTGCAACAGGTAGCGCTGAAAATCGAGGTTCGACCGGTTCTTCGACCCCGGCTTGCGGCCGCCCGCCCCCTTCTGGCGGCGGTGCTCTTGGATCGCGCGGGACAGGTCGCCGCCGTTCGCCATCTGCAGCTGCAGGATCTCGGCCGCGTCGGGCAGCGACACATAGGCGTCGGCCTCGGCCAGGTCGGGCACCTCGATCTCGTCGCCAGGGATCAGCGGCAGCTGCGCGCCCTCGGCCGCCGCCTTCGCCTGGTCGAACTGCCCGCGGGCCGCGTCGATCGCGCCGCGCGCGCCGCCGGCGCCGTCGCCGCCGAAAAAATCGCCCACCCCGCCCGCGTCCGACACCCTAAATCACCCCAGAATATTGACGAGGCGAAGCGGCTAGCATGGCGATCGCGGCCTGCTCCAAATAGGCAGCGGCCATCGGAAGGGCGCCAGCGTTACCGTGTTACCGATCGCGGATCGGCGCGGTAACGCTACGGGTAACGCCTAAGCCTCTCCAAAATAAGGATAAATACATATGTTACCGTCGTTACCTATCTCTCTCCCTTTCTACACACGCGTGCGTACGCGCGTGCGCGCGTGTGCATTACCCGCGCGCGTAAAGGGTAACACCGGTAACGGCGCATTTATCCTAGCGATTTCAAGGGATTGGACGTTACCAAAAACGTTACCGAGGACGTTACCACCCCCGCACCCGATCGGTAACAAACAGGCGCCGCCGACCAGCGCCACTTGACTGCCCGAAAAGGGGTCGGGGTGCAAGCGCTATGGGCGAGGCAACGCGATCGCCAAGGGTCGGGGCGCGGGCGAGCTGCAGGACGATGATGACGCGGCCGCACCGGCGCGCTGCGCGCGCCTGGCCGCGAGGAAAGGCGATAA